CCGATCTCGCGCGCGACCTGATCGCTGAGTTTCTTTGCCGCCGCATCATCGCCATCGGCGAGAATCGGCTCATGCAGCTTGGCGTCTTGGTAGCGATGGTCTTCGTGGTAGTGAAAATCGTTCTGTTTGCGGGCCATTGATTTACGTCTTCTTCGTTGGCTCTGGCTTCGGTCGCAGCGGCACGCGCGGCAAGCCCTGCTCGATTTCGGGTTGCGCCGGCAAGTCCTGCTCGATTTGAGGCGGCGGCGGCGTGTTTGGGTCTTCGTACGTGCTGCCATCATGTTCCTTATACATGACGTGCATACCCATCGCGGCCAAATCGTTCTCTTCCTGCGTCGGTGTTGGTTTCGGCATGATCATCATCCTTTTTTGCCGACGTAAGCATGGAAGCGATCCATGGTTTGCTTGTCCTTAAAATCCAGCACGCCCGCCCAGCTCGTGTTGAGCAACAGGCTCTTGCCTTGCGAGGAATCGGCGATCGCCCACAGCGCTTTCGGATCGGAGCTCGACGCCAGCTTCATCAGCGCATCGCGCTGCGGATCGGAGGCCTCGACCGGCGGCGCTTCCTCGTCTTGGTCTTCATCGTCGAGCGGATATTCCGGCAGCTCGCCGTTGCGATCGGCCCATGCGAACTTGTCGCTATCGTCCATCGTGGACCAATATTCTTCCTGATATTCCGACACGCTGTCGGCGATGTGACTCGGCGGATCGGCATCCTGGGCGTTGCTCTCGGCCTCTTCGTTGAAGCCATCTTGCAGCGCCTTGATGACCTCGTCGCGCCGCTCATCGGTGAGCGGTTGCGCTTCTGGAATGCCGGGCAGCGTCGGCTGCGATTCGTTGGTAAGCTTGGTCCAGTCGATGCCGATATCGGGATCGCTCTTGCCATCATCATAGCGCGACGAATACTCATCGATATCGACCGCGGCGAGGATTTGCTCGTTGGTGAAGGGGATCGCCTCGGATTCTTTGTCGCTCAACCCATCGCGCCATTCCTTGAGCGCGGCTTGCGCCCATTTCTCGTCGCTCAAATCGCTGACGTCGGACATATGCCGCTTGGCATCGTCCAGCGCTTGGCCGCTGTCGCGCCAGTTCTGCACCTCGCTGTCGAGGAATTCATTATGCGTCGAGCGCATCCATGCGGTTTCGATCGAGGATTGATCGTGATCGGCGATCTCGTCCCAACTCTCTGGCGTATAGCCCGATCCGGACGACCGATGGCTGGCGCGCTCGTTGTCTTCGCCAAGCTTCTCGCGAATCTCGGCGGATAGCGAGCGCCAGGATGCCGGCGTCGGCACATAGCCATATCTGGCCCATGCATAGCCGCCGACGTCGATATTGGCGCTGACCGTGACCTTGTCGAAGCCGAGTTTTTGATACAGCGCGACGTTGGCTGCCAGCAGCTTTTTGCCGACGCCGCTGCCGCGCTCTTCACGGTGCATCACGAAGTAGGCGGAATAGGCGCTTTTGTTTTTCAGATCGAGCTTGCGGTCATACTCGCCGATCGCGTCGCCATGCTCGTCGCGCAAATCGCCTCTGACTTCGAGCTTGTCGGCGTCGGCGTCGTAGTTAATCCGCATCGTCGCAGGCATGCCGCCCAAGAATTCGTTTTTGAAATCCTCCGGCGCCTCGCCGATCGTATCATTCCAGCGCGCCAGGAATTTCTCGGCCTTGGCGTTGTCGATCGTGGTGTCGGGATCGAGCCGAATGCCCTGTTTGTTGAAGTCCGAGACCTTCGAAACCTTGGTCTTGCCCTTGCCGCCGCCTTCGCCTGCGGGCTTGGCGCTGCCGCCACCATCGCCGCCACCATCGCCGCTCCAGCGTCCCTGCTCGTCGCGCGGCTCGTCAGGATCAAATGCTTTAGGATTGAATTTTTGCATTCCGCCGTTGCTCCTGCGCTATCAGCTCGCACAAGCGGTTCTCGATTTCCTCAAGCCGCAAGAACATGGCGTCGAGCCGGGCATTGACGTCATCGAGCCGCCGCACCGTTTCGGCGGCGCCGGTCGCGGCGAAACTGATTTCATTCCAGTAGCCATCGCCCATGGTGGCGTAGACGCCGATCGCGGGCTCGTTGATCTCGCGGTCGCGCAACCCAAGCAACTGCAGATGGTTGGAATGTTTCAGGAGAATCCCCGCGTCGAAGAGGACGCGCTTGGTCGAGGCTTGGCCCCAGCCGAAGGACTTGATCGTGCCGCCGCCTGTGATGTGGACGATGTTGGTGTCAACGCTTTCGTCCCATGGCGCAAGATGAACAACCGGCGCGCACGCCACATGGCGAGGCGCTGCGTCACCATGTGCTGCATTCCACCGCAAAATCGGCATGTCATGATATCCTGTTCGCTGGATGCTTCGGATCAGTCGGCCAGCCGTCGTCATCGACCTCGAGGCCATAGCCCCGCAATTCAATCACGCGCTTGGTCCGGTTGTGGCACTGCTCGCACAGCGATTGCAGTTTGCCGAGCTTGAACTTATTCCAATCGTTGTGATGCGGCTCGACGTGATCGGCGACCGTCGCCAACGTCACCAAGCCGTTGGCCAGACACATCCGGCACAGCGGCTCGGCGCGCAATTGCAGCTTGCGACGCCGTTTCCAATAGGCCGTGTCATGCGGTCCGCGTACGCTCATCGATCTTTTCCAGCGCGGCTGTCGGCCATTGATCGATCGAGGCGCGATCGTCCCACAGCACACCGATCGAGTCGGCGGTGACCGAGATGCGCACGATGGTGCCTTCGCGTGTGCGCCAATCCACCCGCTTGTGGTTATTCGCCTTGAACGCTTTCTTGGTCAGAGAGGCTGCAATTCCCTTCTGCAGCCGCACCCGATCGTCGCGATGGAATGATGCTGTCCCCATGACCGACTGGCTCAGCCTTTGTGATTATCGCCATTCGATTGCTTTCTGAACATATCGAACCACGCGGCTTGATCGTCGGCTCTCGATGCCGCAGTCATCGCGGACATCAACAGCACGCCGAGAAAAGCGCCGAACATGCCGCCGACCATGGCACCGAGCCAGAAGTTGATCATGGCGCATCCCCGCTCAATACCACCACACCACCAACCAGATCAGCAGCGCGATCAGCAACACCAGAACGCCAACGATCAGCCACGTCGTCAATGAGGCGTTATCCAATGGACCAAATGTCATGCGCTACCCGATCAAAGCTTCCACATCAAATGGCCGTTGCGTGGTGCGATCCCGCGCGCGCAGCCCCAGCAGCATCGTCAGCGCCACAGCGCCATCAATCCGAAACCGCGCCTTGTCCTTGTCGAGCTTGCGGTTGCCCGCGGGATCGGTGCGGCTAACGGCGTTAGCCATGTTCCAATTCAGCACCGGATTGTTCGGATGCATCAGCTTGCGCTCGATCACCGCATATTCCAGCGCGTTGACGGCCGGCGCCATGTCCTTGAAGCCTTGGCCCCACGGGATCAGCCGCAGCCCATCGCCGCCCTTGTCGCCTTTGTCATCCTCATAGGCCTGCAAGCCGCAGCGATCGAATTCCTTGAGCAACGCCTGCATGCCCCAGCGGTCATAAGCGAGGCCGCGCACCTTGTAGCGCTGCGTCAGCTCGGCAATGAACAGCGCCACAGCCTCGGGATCGATGGTCTTTCCCGGTGATAGCAGGAGATGGCCAGCCTCGGCCCACTCGCGATAACGGAATGACCCGCTGCCGAAGTCGCGATTGGAATGCTCCTCGACATGCTCGCGCGGCTTCCAGAAATACGGCCAGATGCGGCATGGATCATCGACGGTGCCAATCACTAGCGCGGTGAGATCGGCGACGCTCGACAGATCGAGCGCGCAATAGATTTCCTCGCCCTCGTTGAGGATTACCTCGCCCTTGCAGGCCATCCATTCCACGCGCGAGATCAGCGGCGAGACCGGTGCCACCCGCTGATTGAGAAACAGATTGCGCACTTTGGGCTCTTCCGCGGGCAGCCGCTGCGCCTTGCGGATCGCCGACGCGAAGTCTTCTCGATCGCGCCACTTGCCGAGCGCGGGATTGGCTTTCTGCCATTGCGCCTCGTCGTCGAGCGCGCAGCCATCGTCGGCGGCGTGCAGATGGCACACGATCGAGGGATCGACGCCGGATACGCCATCGTCGATCAATTTCGACAGCACGTGCTCGGGATCGTTGCTCTGCGTCGAGATCACGATGAACAACGGCTCGGCGCGGGCGCCGAAGCTGGTGTCGAGCACGTCATAGAGATCGCGGTTCTTGGCCTGCGCCAGCTCGTCATAGATCACCACGCTCGGCAGATAGCCGTGCTTGGTGCCCGCCTCGGCGCTGACGGCGCGATAGACCGTGCCCATTTGCCGCCCGATCATGGTCTTGGTTGAGGGCACGATATCAATCAGTTTCAACAGCGCGGGCTCGAGCTCGACGATCTGCTTGGCGAACTTGAACACGATGCCAGCCTGGTCGCGGTCATTGGCCGCGGAGTAAATCTCGCCGTGCACCTCGGCGCAGGGCCCGACCAGATGCGCCAGACAGATCGCGGCGATCAGCGCCGTCTTGCCGTTTTTTCTCGCGATGCTCAGGATTGCCCGCCGTACTGCGCGCCGCTCCGAGCCGTTGGGCATGATGCGCATCGGTTCGTAAATGTCTTTGATGAAATCGGTCTGCCATTTGTCGAGCTTGAACGGCTGACCCGCTCCGATGCCGCTCGGCACAGTCAATCTTTCGATGAATCTGATGACCTTCGCCGCTTTGGCCCGTCCCTGCGCCGTGCGCTTGATTGGCGAGGAGTCCATGCCTTTGCGATCCTCAAAAGATGCTAAGATTGATCAAAAATCGGGAGGGATACATGATCGACGACGATCCCAACGTTACGATAGCGCGCGCCCATGAAGAGCAAGACTTCAACCCCTATGACGACACGATCGTCACTGGCTTGCGGATGTATCCGCGCTGCTCGTGGCGCCCGGAATCGACCTGGTCTTTCAAATTCGAAAGCGGCATCGTCTATGTCCACGAAGATATCGGAATCTATCCTCGTATGTCGCTTGATGAGGCGCGCGTTCGAGCGCGGACCAAGCAGGCGTTAATCGAACAGCAGATAGCGCCGCCAACCGGCGATGAAATCGGCGCCTATAATTTGGCGCTGAATGCGCTCAAATCCGGCGACCAGTCCGCGAGAGAGGATGTCTTGCATGGTTTCGTGCGCATCGCTCAGGTGCCGGAAAAGATGCGAGCCGATTTGACCGTAAAGCTGCACGAACTGCCGCCGGCCGACGCGCTATTGACATGCGCTGTTGATCTCCTGTCCGACGAGGTGTCGCAAACATGCCGCATCAGCCGCGCCCTCAGCGACAGCAAGATCGAAACCGTCGCGCAACTGCTGTTGATGAGTGACGCCCAATTGTTGCGATTGCCAAACATCGGACGCAAGTCGCTCAACGAAGTAAAGCAGGCGGTCAGAGTTTTTCTGGCGGCATGGCCCACCGCGGCGCCGATAGAGCCGAGCCTGAGCACGCTCGTGGCGCTGCAAAAGAAGATCATCGCCACGCTCGAACAGCAGACCGTCATCATGTACGACGTGCTGTCGCTGCTTGAACGTTTGGAACGCTAGTTGGCGAGCAGCCCATCGAACTTCGATGCCGCGTTCTCGTCGCCGTTGACGCCGCCCGTGATCCTTGAGCGCGCCGCGGGCGTCAGCCCGAATTCGTTGGCATAGCGGATCATGTCGTGTGCGGCCCTGCGCGCGATTGCGATCAGGGGATTCTCGACGGCGCCGCCATATTGCGAGCGAATCACCATGCCGCGGGCGGGATCGTTCTGCATCCCGGCCAGCAGCTCCACAGCATCGCGCCATTGGGCGTAGGCGAAGCAATAGGCCGCAAGCGTGGACGAATCGACCTTGCTCAGCACGCCAAGCCGGTGCAGCTCGGTCGCCACGCACCACCACTCATCCGCCGCATAACCCGTGATGAACACGGGCGGATCGGGCACATCCGCAGCCTGTTCGGGCCGCAACCCCTCCGAAATGGGACGCTTCCCCGGATTGCCGCGCAACAGCTTCAATTGCGCTGGCATCGGCTTTGTACCGCGCTGCATGATCGTGATTCCTCCGTGATCTCTGGGATTGATCCGTGGACGGTCGTGGACGGTTGGGCTCGGTTGGGCTCGGTTGGATTGAAAGTTGCCCGGCAATTGCCCGGCAAACTTGGCGAGTTGAGTTGCCCACTTGCCTAAACCAGAGCGAAAAGCCCAGCGATTTCAACGCTGACGAAGGGTTGGCGAGGCTCGCCAAAATTCGCCAATTTTCCCGCAGGTTGTGGAATTCGCCCCGAATTTTCCCGGCGAATTGCCCTGGCGAATTGGCGATTTCCCCGGCGGAGACCTGCCTGGCTCGAGCTCTCCGGGATTCAATCCCTTGCGACCGTTTCTGACGTACCCCTACCCGGAAATGGCCGTCACCACCGTCACCACCGTCACCACATGGAACTTTGTGTTCCCGCAGGTTCCGAGCAGGGGTTAGAGCTCGGTTCCCGCGGGAACTCTCCCGCGCGGTAGCAGGATGCCTGAAAAGAGAAGGATTTGCTACTTCTGGCAAAGGTAAGCGGCGCTTCTCTCGGATTTCGTTTTTGTGGAAAGGTGGAACTCACTTAGCGGTTTGTGCATCGCGGTAAGTGAGTTCCGTGCTTTCCAGTTCCAGGCAAATTCCTCAATGATTTCAAATGCTTATGTGCGGAGAAAGAAAAACTATCATTCAGAATTTTCAACTTGCGGGCTAAAAAGTTGGAA